AAACAATGGGGTGATGGAACAACAACACTTAATCAAGCACCTTACAAAATTATATCTACTAGAGATAGTATTTATACAGGCATAATAGATAGTGCAAGTAAGACAAATTTGTGGCGATACTATTTACCAACAGGTGGTATAGCTAGAGATTTAGAGTTTGCAGAAAGTGGCATAGTAGAAGGCATAGCAGTATTTTCTGACAGAATATTTGCAACTGTATCTGGTGGTGGATCGTATAGAGAAAGCACAAACTATGTATCTACTGGTTACATTATTACACCTCTTGCAGATTTTTATACATCAGAGAAAAAACAATGGGTAGGTGCAAAATTAAATACAAATGTAATTACTTCAGGTTCTGTAAAGTTATTTAGTTCTACTATTGCAGCAGATATAAATAGTCCTGATTCTGCAACTTGGGCAGAACAAGTATCTATATTTTCTGGTACAGGTGGAGAAGAAGAAGTTATGACACTTGTAGATGGTAGATGGATTGCAGGAAAGATAGAGATCAACACAGATGATGTAACACAGACACCAAGTGTATTATCTTTTGCTATTAGAGGTTTCCAGCTTGTCAATGACTTGGTAGTAGATATGCCTATAAATATATCTGACCAAATAGAAAGACCATTTAGAAAAGCTATACGAATACAAGGTCAAGGAGATTTAGTGTACCAGGCACTTCGTAACAAAGAAGGTAAAAATGTGCAATTAGAGATATTTAGACCAGATACATTATTACGAGGTATAATAGAAAATGTTAGTAGTCCTATAGAAGAAATTAGTCCTAGAGGGTCTGTAACAATGTATTGTTTGGTAAGATTTAGAGGTAGTAAAGTAATACAAACATCAAGTTCTGGAGTAGGATTAGGAATAGAACTATTAGGAGTAGGTAGATTAGGATAGAATGACAGCACAAGAAACTAAGTTATTAAATGCGTTTGAAACAACTTTAACAGGTACTATTGGTGCATCTGATTTAACTTTTACAGTAAACTCTGTAACAGATGGAGCTTCTAATACACTTACTGCTCCTTGTTATTTAATTTTAAACCCAGATAGTGCAACAAATAGAGAGGTTGTACAAGTTACAAGCATCAATACAGGTACTAAAACACTTACATTAGATAACATAAACAAAAGATATTTAACAGGATCAGCAGCTACTTCAGGTTTATCACACGCTTCAGGTTCTGTAGTTCGTATGTCGCCTGTACAACAACACATAGAAGATTTAAACGACAGAGTAGATACAGTTATTAACGAAGCTGGTACAGCAGTCAATACAACATTATTTTTAGATGAAGATAATATGGCTTCTAACTCTGCTACCAAAGGTGTAACACAACAATCAGTTAAGGCTTATGTAGATAGCCAGGTAACAGCACAAGACTTAGATGTTCAAACAGATAGTGGAAATATAGATATAGATTTAGATTCTGAAGCATTAACGATAGCTGGTGGAGAAGGTATTGACACTTCTGCTACATCAACAACAGTAACTATTGCAGGAGAAGATGCAACTACTTCTAACAAAGGTATTGCTAGTTTCTCATCAGATAACTTTGCTGTTTCTTCAGGAGCAGTAACAATTAAAGATAGTGGTGTAAGTAATGATGAACTTGCAGGGTCAATAGCTAACGCTAAGTTAGCTAACTCTAGTATTACAGTTACAGATGGCTCATCATCAACAGCAATAGCTTTAGGTGGAACTGCAACTTTTGCAGCAGGAGAAGGTATAGATGTAGGAGAATCATCTGGAACAGTTACATTTTCTGGTGAAGATGCAACAACATCAAATAAAGGTGTAGCTAGTTTTTCTTCTGATAACTTCTCAGTATCATCTGGTGCTGTAACTATAAAAGATAGTGGTGTTAGTAATGATGAATTAGCTGGATCTATTGCAAATGCAAAACTAGCAAACTCATCTATAACAGTTACAGATGGTTCTAGCTCTACTGCTACGGCATTGGGTGGAACTATTACATTTTCAGGAACTTCTAATGAAGTAGAGGTTGCTGAAAGTTCAGGAACAATAACAATAGGTTTACCATCATCTATTACTGTAAATGTTACAGGTAATGTAACTGGTAATGTATCTGGTAGTTCTGGCTCTACAACAGGTAATGCAGCAACTGCAACAGCTTTAGAAACAGCAAGAACTATTGGTGGAGTATCTTTTGATGGTACAGGAAATATTAATTTGCCTGGTGTCAATACAGCAGGTAATCAAAATACATCAGGTACAGCAGCAGATTTATCTGCAACCTTAGATGAAACTAAGGGTGGTACTGGACTTACAAGTTTTACAACAGGAGATATTGTTTATGCTTCTGGAAGCAACACACTTGCTAAATTAGGAATAGGTTCTTCAGGTAATGTATTAGCAGTTTCATCTGGTGGGATTGTAGAATGGACATCACCAACAACAGGAGATATTACAGGTGTTACAGCAGGTACAGGTTTATCTGGTGGTGGATCATCAGGTGCAGTTACTTTAAATGTAGAAGCATCACAGGCAATTACAGCTTTAACTGGTGGAGATTTAACAATTTATGAAGATGCAAACAACGCAGATGTTTCTCTTAAAATGGGAACAAGTGCTGCTGAATCATTAACTATAGAAGTACTAAATGGTTCTGGAAACAAAACTGCTGAACAGATAAACTTTACAACTGCTACTGCTTCAGGAACTGCTGATCACGGCAAGATGGTATTTGCAGTAGATGAAACAACAATAGCAACTATTGATGATGGTGGTATTGATTTAGCATCAGGAAAAGAATTTAGTGTTAATGGAACTGCATTAGGTAGTGGTGGAGTAACTACACAAGTTGTGTATCAACAAGCAGCAGTAGATATAACAACAGATGCTCTATCAATAGACATAACACCTTTAGATGTTACTATTACACCTGCAACAACAAGTTCTGCAATTATGATTGCTTGTGGTTATCTTCCAATTCAAGTTGAGGATAGAGGTTCTAATCCTTATTGGGGTTTAAAATTATTTAGAAGTATAGGTGGTGGTAGCTATAGTGAAATACATAATGCAGGACAATGGGGTAGAGCAGATAGCAGTAATCTACCAACAGACTTTAACAATGGTGCAGGTTACAACTTTATAGATAAACCAAATACAACAAGCCAATGTATATATAGATTTCAATTTTATCAAAGCGATACTGGTTCTGCTGAAAATATGGGTATTGGTAAAAATTTTACTTGTTTAAGTTATGGTATAGAATTTAGTGGAGCAACTGAGGTTTAATATGGCACATACTGGTATGGAAATAGCAAACGCATTAAAGGCATTAGAGCCTAATGCAATATATGCAGTTCATAATAGCGATATAGACAATATTGAGTGGCTATCAGATGATATTACTCAACCATCTAAAACAGATATAGAAGCTAAGATAGCTGAACAGAAAACAGCCTATGATAATTTGGCTTATGCAAGAGCAAGAGATGTAGCTTATCCATCAATAAAAGAATTTATAGAAGCATACACAGAAAAAGAAATAGGTGGGGATTCAACTAAGTGGGATGCTTATGTTGTTGCATATAACAAAGTAAGAACTGACAACCCTAAACCTTAATAAAAAATCCTATGATACAATCGTATGTATGGACTTCATTATTATATTTGCGTTAGGTTATTGTTTTAGAGATTTTACTTCGTATCTAAAAAACTTAGTTAATTATCAACAACTAACAATAGATGATTGGGATACAGAATTTGAGGAATGGCAATCTGATGACTTACCCTAACAACAACGGCTTTACACAAAAGGAGATGTTGAATTTAATATTGGAAGGACAACAAGATATAAACAAACGCATAGATCAACTACACGAAAAGGTTAATCAAAAGATTTCAAGACAAGAACTAAGTGGGTGGCTTGTAGCTATCTCTGCATTGGTGGTGCTTATAAACAACCTGATGTAATGTTTCGTTTATTACTGTCTGTCCTTTTACTAATACCACTACCCTTACTCGCTAATGAAACACAAGTTACTGTTACAGAAACATTTAACAATCAGCAAATAAACGAAGATATACAGTTTGTTTATGGTGGTAATGATACAGTTGTTTCTGCTTCTACTACATCACACCCTGAATGTGCCTCTACGCACCCAACAGATAGTGCAGGAACTATAGGAATAGAAGATTTAGATTGTTTTGGTGCTATGTATTTTGGTACAGACAGACATCAATTAGGCATTCGTGCTAGTGCAGATACATTAACTATTGCTTTTCCTAACTCTGATAGCAAACCTATTACAGAAGTAGGTTTTGTTTATAATGCTAGAGAAAGCACAGGTACTGCAACTGTATATTTTGACAATGACGAAACTCAAACTATTAATTTAATAGATACGCAAACTGAAACTGACCAAACTGCAAGTGTTACTGTAACTGCACCAACAGGTACAACAATAAATGAAATACAAGTACCAGGAGTTTCTTCAGGTAATGATTGGTGGCTCATAGATAATGTATACTACAAGTATGATAATGTATCTACTACAACGACATCTAGTACGACAACAACTACTAGCACCACAACAACGACTACTACCACGACTACAACGCTACCTAAAGCAGAAGATGTCGTGGAAGATAATATCACTACCTATCTTGCTTGGGATCAAGATGGTTGTGAACACCCTGACAACCCTCTTTCGTACAGACAATACCTTGAAGCAGTAGAAAGTGGAGATTGGTTTGGTTATCAAAGTGGTGATTGCTCTGACATACCTGATGTTATTACTATTGTTATCGCAGAAGAAGAACAGGAGATAGAAGAAGATGAAATACTTGAAGAAGATATGGAACTTGATGGACTTGATGATTTGGAATTACCAGAGGAAGAAGTCGTTGAGGAACTTAGTGAAGAAGAAATAGCTGCAATAGAAGCAGAGATTAGAGCTGAAGAAGAACGGCTGATCCAAGAACAGCTTGATGCTGAAGAAGAATTACTTATATTAGAAGAACTAGAAGATAGTGTAATCATACTAGAGGGATTGACAGAGGAAGAACTAGAAGAATTTGTAGATGTTATACAAGAAATAGAAGATACTATTGAAATTATAGAGATTATAGAGGAAGTCATAGAGATAGACATACCTGAAGATATAATTGTAATAGAGATAGAGGAAGATGAGGTTATAGAAGATGACATTGTTATTGTGGTGGAAGATGAAGAAGTTGATGAGGAAGTTTTGGTTGAGCCAGTACAGGAAGATGTTGAGGAGAAACCTAAAGAAAAACTTTCTGAGGAAGAAATCGTTGAAGAACTTGCTGAAGTTGAAGAAGTCATTGAGGAAATTATAGAGATAGAGATTATTGAGGAAGATTTAACAGAGGAAGAAATAGAAGAAGTTATTGAGGAGTATGTAGAGGAACTAGAAACAGAAGAAGTTATAGAAGTTCTTGAAGAAGTCAATGATGTTGGTGTACAGAATTTAGAAGAAGTGTCAGAAGAAGTCCAGGAAGTTATCCAGGCAGTAGTAGAGGAAGCTATAGAAGATGTTGAGGAACTTACACAGGAGCAAGTTGAGGTTGTTGCTGATGTACTACAAGTTGAAACTGAAGATGTTGCTATCGTTGCAGAGGCGATTAAATCAGATGAAGTAGTTGCTGAAGCAGTAGAAGAATATGTAGAAAGAGCAGTAGAGAACGCTGATGTAGAGGATTACACACTTGCTGATGTTGTTACAGAGGTACAGTATGAAGCATTTTTAGAAAATCCAATAGAAGTATTAGTAGATTTTGACAATATAACAGAGATAAATTTATCAAACATATCTAATGATATGACACAAGATCAAAAAGAAAAAGCACAAGAAGTCGTAGTTCCTGTAATCTTGACTAGAATAGCTAGTATGGCAGCATTTATATTTAGGAAAAGCTAATGATTAAGAAATTATGGTCTTGGTTTGTTGAAGCAATTAAAGAAACACTAAATCTTAGTTGGACTTTAGTTGGTTTAGTTATTGCAACACTTACACTAACTGGTTCTGCCCAGCAAATCACAGGTTTAGCGACTATAATTACTTTAGGCATATGGTTATTGACCATAGGTTTTAGAAAGTAATTAAATGGAAGCAAAAGTTAATTTAAGTCAGATACTGCAAGGTGGTTTAGCTGCCTTAGTTGGTTGGCTATTTAAAACTGTTAATGATTTGCAACAAGAAGTAGCAACACTTAAAGCACAAGTGTCTGCTTATCAAGAATCTATTGCAGGATTTAATCAAAATCTAATAGTAATAGAAGAAGTTATAAGAGAAATATTATTTAAGGTAGGTGGATAATGGACTGCTGTGGTAGTGGTTGCTGTGGTGGTTCTTAATGTGTAAATGCAACTATCTTTGTTGTGGTTGCAATTATCATTGTAGTAACTGGGAGATTATATGAAATTACAAGTAGTTAGAACACAGTTTGGTACTGATGCAACAAATGGTTTGTTGTTTGTAAATGGTTTATTTGAATGTTATACATTAGAGGATCAATACCAGGCAGTAAAAGTTATGCACGAAACCTGCATACCTGAAGGAACATACGACATAAAGTTTAGAACTGTTGGTGGATTCCACGAGAAATACAAGAAAAGATATGGTGCAGACCACTATGGTATGTTGCATTTGCAAGATGTACCTAACTTTACTTATATACTTATACACGCAGGTAACACAGATGAACACACATCAGGTTGTTTAATTGTAGGAGAAACACAACAAGATTTAGACCTAAGTGATGATGGATTTATAGGTCATAGTGGCGTAGCATACTCAAAATTATATAAAAAAGTAGCAAAAGAATTATTGTTAGGAAAAAGTGTAACAATAGAATACACAACAATAACTAAATTATTAGAGAAACCTTTAGAGGAATCCTCTAGTACAGACATAGGTGTTGCTAGAGATGTTATGGAGAAATTGCAAGAGATTAATGGTAATGTTATACAGACACAGACTATGTTGAGAGGTAGGATAATTAGATAATGTTTGAAAGATATAAAAGAGCAAGAAACCAAGATGGTACATTTAAGAAAGATGTATGGTGGACACCTTGGTCTGATTCGTGGGAGTATAAAATGAGTGAAGAACTTAAAGATATGCTTGAAAGGACATTTTGGACTTTCGTGGAAGCATTCCTTGGGGGATTAGTTGTAGCACCTTTAATCTCAGTTGATGCAAATACTGTACAATTAGCTGCTTTAGCTGGTGGTGGAGCTGCATTAGCTGTAGTTAAGACTTATGCTAAAAAACAAATCTCTAAATAGATTCTGTCCTAATTCCTGTGTATAATTAGCTCAACAGAAAGGGCTGAATATGACACAGGAACTAGGTAACAACTACTATAAATCAGGGTGGCAACCCTCTATAGAGTTTGATGAATCAACAGGTAAAGGTGAAGTAACTTATGTAGGTACTGATCCAGATTACAAAAATAAGTATGATGACATACTTAGAGGTTGGGGTTTTGACCCTAAATACTACGAAATAGAAGGCACAGTTCGTGCTAGTAATTGGCAGACACAACTGAAAGGTGGTCAAATAACCACTTTTTTTGCATTTAAGGGGGTTGTAAAGCGTAAAAACCCTGCATTAGACCAGTATTTTGACAAACTTGTT